CCGAACTACACAGGCCCGATCACAGCCTCCACGACCCAGCTCAACTACATGGTCGGAGTGACTGGACCTGTCCAGGCGCAGATCAACACCAAGGGTGCTATTGGCGGCCAAACCTGGTCAGGTACGCACGTCTTCCCGAGCACGACAACGGTTGGCCCGCTGACGCCAACGATTCAGGGCTACCTTGCAACGGCGACGAGCGACATTCAGGCCCAGATCAATGCCAAGGCTTCCAAGTCTGGCGACATCTACACGGGTACGCACAACTTCACCGGAGCGACCGTCAACGTTGCGACGGCGACCACAGGATCTGCTGGCAGCGCTGCTGCAAGCCTGGATTTCGTGAACGCTACGGCCCTGTCTGGTGTGCTTCCTGGGCAAGCAGGTAATGCCGGCAAGGTCATCACGACGAACGGCACGAACGCATCATGGTCCAACGTGCTTACTTCGTATCTGTCGGGCCCTGCGGGGGCCTCAGGGGCGCAGTTTCCGCAAGCGCAGGAAGTGGTCCCACGTGCACCATTGGTGTATGGAAAATCCACTCTCATGGGGGATTTGTTGCCGGGCACAACGTCTCTGCTCGTGTCGACAACGGGGCGCGGCTCTGACTGGCCCATTGAAGGCACGGATTTCGCAATTCAAGCCTGGATTGTCAACACGACGGGCAGTGCAGGACGATTGGAGCAGACCGCGACCCAGGTGCTGTTCGCTGCCGCTGGGCAGATCAAGGGCAGCCGTTTCATGCGGGCCCAGCATGACACCGCGTGGAGTGACTGGGATCGCATGGTCACTGGCCGCACCATGATGGATAGCGCCGTTGTGGTCAATGTCCCATCTGGCACGCCGACGTATTCGCTGGATCCATCGCTTGGCTCGATGCATGTTGTGACGATCAACAACACTTGCACGTTCAACCTGCCCACACCGCGGCAAATCGGAGATTCCGTGGTGCTGCACATGATCAGCGCTGGTGGCATCAGGGCTGTTGCATTCTCTGCAAACATCAACCTGCCAAAGGACGGCTCTGGCGCAGTTCTGCCGTTCCCCACGTACCCAGCGAATGGACGCACATCACTGCTTTTCGAAGCGGTAGTACCGGGTTCGTGGGATTGCTACTACTCCGGAGGCCACTGATGCAGCGCCACATGCTCATGGCGGCTTCCGGGAGTGGCACATTGCTAATTGAATTTTCAGGGGTAAATATCAACCCTGATATTTATTCTCTGGCATTTGCAAAAGGATACCGCGGATCAGGAAATGTTATTGTCAGGGTGAATTCTGGTGCGGATGTAGGAGCTTTAGTCATCTCCAACTCATTCCCTGATAATGCAGTATCGATTATTAACAATGGGCGTATTGGAGGATATGGAGGTTCGCGCAATAGTCGCGGAGGGACGGGAATCTATACTAGGCGCCATATATTCATAACAAACAATGGAAGTATTTTCGGTGGTGGTGGTGGTGGCGGTGATGGCGGGGATGCGACGATATGTGCTTTTTCGTCATGTAGCATAGGTCGAGGCGGCGGCGGCGGTGTTGGTGGTGGATATGTCCTCGTGTCGTCTGACTACCAGTACCAGCAAACCGGAGGCATCGGCAATCAGGGATCAAATGACTCAATACCCGGGGTCAATTCCGCATCTGGCGGGAGGGGTGGCGATGGCGGCGCAATTGGGTTAGCCGGCCAATCTGGGTCATCCGGATCAACAAGCGGAACGTCTGAGCCGGGGTCACCGTCTTATAGCACTCCTGGCACTGGGGGGCCTGCTGGATACTATGTTGATGGCAATTCATTTGTTACCTGGCTAGTCACAGGGACGCGGCTTGGCAATGTGATTTAAGGAATCAACATGTATTTCGACAAAGAAACAAATGAAGAGCCGTTGAGCGTCATGGAAATACAGGGGCGTCATCCGCTCACGATGATGCCGCAGCATCTTGAACGATATGAATTCATAGAACCTGCCGCCACGCCTCCATACAACCCTGAAACGCAAAAGCCGGTCAGTACGAAGTCTGCGATTGTTGACGGTGTTCGGCGGCAGAAGTGGTCTGTTGTGCCGTTGTCCGCTGAGGAGTTGCAGGCCGTGGCCGCTGCCAAGGCTCGGACAGAGCAAGAGGCCAGGGACGCAGCACGTGTGCGTGTCACAAAACGCCAAGCCCTGCTTGCGTTGTTTGACCTCAAAGGCATCAAGGAAGACGCGATCCTAGCCGCTATCGATGCTATCCCTGATCACGACGCTAGATACCGCGCACTTGTGGATTGGCGCGCTGAATCCATTGAGAACGACAGCCAGACAGTGCTGCAACTGGCCGATGCGCTCGGCATCTCCGCGGATCTGCCAGGGCTGTTCGCATACGCCAAGACGCTATGACCATCCAAACCTTCACGGATCTCGGGAAGCTGGGCATCAACAAGGATGTGCAGCCCCAGGAATTGCCAACTAACGCATGGTCTGACGGCATCAACACGCGATTTCGGGATGGTGGCGTCGAGCGCATGAAGGGTGAACTGCAGGTCTTCACAACGCCGACGACGATCCCGTATTGGCTGCAGCCGTACTACCAAGGCGGCAAACGCTACTGGATCCACGCTGGCTTGGGTGCTGTCTATGCCGATGACGGCACGACACGCACAACGATCACCCCATCTCCGGCTCCCAGTGGAGCGGTTGATGATCGCTGGACTGGTGGTGTGCTCAATGGCGTCCTCGTAGCAAACAACAGCAAGGACGTGCCGTGGTATTGGGCTGGTACTGGCGTGATGCTGGCTCTCCCGGGTTGGGACAGCACGTGGCGCGCTGCTTCGGTGCGGCCTTTCAAGAACTTCCTGGTCGCATTGGATATCACGAAGGGAGCCAGCCGGTTCAGGCACATGGTCAAGTGGTCGGATGCTGCTGCGCCAGGCGCCGTCCCAGCCACATGGGATGTGACCAATAAGGCAAAACTTGCAGGCGAATTGGAGATCGCAGAAGAGCCGTCTTTGCTCGTTGATCAGCTCCCTCTTGGAGACATGAACATTGTCTACAAGGAAAACAGCATGTATTCGATGCGGGCCACGGGAGGCGCCGACATCTTCCAGTTGCAGCGCCTGCCGGGTGCTGTTGGTGCACTGGCCCGTGGCTGCATTGCACAGACCCCTGCTGGCCATGTCGTGTTGACCCATGGTGACGTGATCGTTCATTCCGGCCAGGGTCCGCAGTCGATCATTAGTGGCCGGCTGCGCAAGTGGCTGTTCGCGCAGATTGACTCGGTGAATCGCACACGCGCCTTCGTTGTGGCAAACCCTCCGACGAAAGAAGTGTGGGTGTGCTTCCCTGAGCTCGGCAAAACCGCTTGCACCTTGGCGGCCTGCTGGAACTGGGAAGAGAACACATGGAGCATCCGCAGCCTGCGCAATGTGACGTGCGGCGCCATCGGCCAGCTGGACTCGGGCACGACGAACACCTGGGCGTCGCAGAACTACGCTTGGCAGGATGCTGCCCAGGCGTGGAATGAAGATCCCCTGTCCCCGGCCCAGGAGCGACTGTTGATCGGCGCATCGGCTCCGATCATCAACGCCGTGGAAATCACGGGGACGATCAACGGATCGAGCTATACGAGCCTTGTGGAACGGACCGGCATTGTCTTGGGCAGCCCGGACACAGTGAAGACTGTTCGTGGCATCCGGTTCCGTGCTCAGGGTGCACAGGGGACGAAGGTGCAGATTCAGGTAGGTGGTCAGATGTCGATGGAATCGCCCATCGCATGGTCAGCTCCAGTGACCCACACCATCGGAGCAAGTGCATACGGCCAGATTGACACGTTCGCCAATGGCCGTTTCATCGGACTGCGCATCCAGTCCCTGGACAACCAGCCCTGGCGGTTCCAGTCGCTTGACATTGACTACGTCGTCACAGGGAGGTACTGATGTACGCTCCAAGAAACGTCCCCCCGAGCCCGGCTGACATCCCGGGTTGGCTCCAGCAGGAGCTACTGAACATCCAAGCGGCCCAACTCGGGCCGTTTCCTTTTTTGCAGCTCCAGGAGATTCACGTTGAACCGAACAAGACGTTCGTTGGCATGACGGTGTTGGCTGATGGCGTGGATTGGAACCCTGGGAGTGGCCCGGGGGTGTACTGCTATCGCGGCGGATCGTGGAAATTTCTAGGCTAGGAGAAACAGATGGCGACTACTCAAGACATGTTGGGGATCCTGGGCTACAACCCGAATGCCCCCGTTGCACCGACTCCTGATTTCAGTGGGCTTGACTCGTTCTTCAACTCGGCGACGAAGAGGCTCTATGACAGCGGCCAAGTTGTCGGACCTGCGTCGTGGGGCGCGGGCGGCGGTGGCGGGGCACCAGCCGGTGGCGGGTCGTTCAATGTCGGCACTGGCAACAACATGGCGCCTGGCACTGGTGGCCAAGCCGCAGGTGGTGCAGGCGGTGCGGGCGGCAATACGGCATTCAGCGGCTCAATGGGCAACAACCAGCCCTACTACTCGCAAGGCACGAACCCATATCTCTCGCAAATGGGAGATGCGTTGTCCAAGAACATGACGGACAACTTCAGCAACCGCGTGCTGCCTGGGATCGGCTCCTCGGCAATTGCGGCTGGCGGATACGGCGGCTCGCGCCAGGGCGTCATTGAGGCCAACGCACAGAACGACATGCAGGCCCAACTCGGGTCGGCCCTGACCAACCTGTACGGCAACGGCTACAACACCGGCCTGCAGTACGACCTGGGCCGGCGCAATAACGACCTGGGCTACTACAGCGCAGCCAACAGCTACAACCTCGGGATGGGCAATTTGGGCCTTGGTTACGCCAATCTTGACCGAGGCATCAACAACGACAACAACCAGTGGGCACTGCAGGGCGCGAACCTCGCAAACAACACCTGGAACCAGCTCAACAACAACAACCAGACTGGCATCAATGCTGGCACCAACATCCAGAACAACCCGCTCAACTACCTGAACCAGTTCAGCAACCTGTTCAATGGCATCGGCTCTGGATTCGGCACGTCCACTGGCACCTCCAGCGTGAATGGGAATCCTCTGCTGGGTGCGCTGGGTGGTGCGCAACTCGGCGGCCAGATCGGCAATCTGTGGGGTGGTGGCGGCGGCCTGAAGTCTGGCGGCGGCGGCATCATGGACCAACTCGGCGGCCTGGGAGTGTTCTAAGTGCACTTCCTGCCAAGCACTATCCCCGAAGAGGCGGGTGCGGCCCTGGCTCCCGCATTGCTCAGGACGCATACAGACACTGTCGAGATGTGGCTGGAGCGTTGCCGGGCTGACATCGCCCAGCTCTGGGAGCACAAGGGCTACTGGGCCATCAGCGAGGTTATAGACGGCAAGACATGCCGTGTGCTGCACCTTGTCGCCAGCGCCGGGAAATACAACGACGAGCTTGTTGACGAGATGGAGGCCTGGGGCCGGTCCATTGGGTGCAAGAAAGTGGTGGCCGAGGTGAGGCGCGGGATGACCCGCCGCCGTCCCGGCTATCGGATCAAATCAGTTTCAGTAGAAAAGGACCTCTGACATGCCAAGTGCAATCGGACAAATTGGCGGCGCCTTGGTTGGCGGCCTATTCAGCGACAGCGGCGGTGGTCAGTCCCAGAGTCAAACGCGCGAACCATGGGGCCCAGCTCAGCAAGGATTGAAAGACGTGCTCGGCGACGCGACGAAGCTGCGCGAGTACTACAAGCAGAACCCACTGAACCAGATCCAGCAAACTGGCTATCAGAACCTGCTGGGAGATCTGGATAACTACCGCCAGAGCATTGCCCCCAGCATGATGGGTTTGGCGAACCGTTTCATGAACAGCAACTACCAGCGCGCACCTGCTGGTTCTGAGCTGGGCGGCTTCCTGCAGCCTGAGCGCGGCATGGGCGCGGGCATGGGCCAGGCTGCAGGCGGTGGTCAGGGTGGCGCGTTGGCTGGTCTTTTGGGTCAGGCGGGTCAAGGCTATGCGCCGCTGACAAACGGTGGCCTTCTGGGTGGCATCTCTGGTGCGCTGGGGGGGGCTGGAGGCCTGATGAGCGGCGGAGGCCAGGACATGACTCAGGGCGCAGGCCAGGGGATGCAGTCCAGCGGCCTGCGCCCGACTGACATGATCCCGACAATGAGGACGAACCCTGGAGAGGCCTATGGGCAGATCGATTTCAAGGCGCTGAACCCATGGACCAGCGGCGCGATTCCTGAGCCTAAGGTCCCAGAGAGCAATACAGGCAATCTGAGCGATGACGAGCTGGAGTACCTGCGCCGACAGTACGCGCAAGACAAATTCAGGCGTGATCAGTATGGCGACTTCGGTGGCGGGGGTGCGTGATGGCTGGACTACTCGATTTCCTGAGCAGCCCTGAGTCTCAGTTGGGCCTGGGGCTGCTGGCTGCGGCTGGCAGTGGCCAGCGCTTCGGGCCTGGCCTGCTAAGTGCTGTGCAGTACTCAAACGAGGCGCGGCGCGCTGCGGATGATCAGTCGTTCCAAAAACGCCAGCGCGACCAGCAGACGAAGGCCTGGGACCTGCAGGACCAGGAGAGCGCGCTTGCGCCTCAGTTCCTGCGCTCTGGTGGCAGCGGATCGCCTAGCAGCTTTGACATGCAGGGCTACGCCAACGCCGTCATGGGCGTCAATCCTTTGCGCGGCATGCAGCTCCTGCAGTCTCTGCAAAAAGAGATCCCTGTGGACAAGATCGACCCAACCAAGTTCACGCCTGAGTCTCTTGCGAAATTCGCCCAGAGCCGGAACTATGGTGATCTGATGCCCCGTGACAAGCTGGAGTTTGTGGAAGGCGTGGGTGTCAACCCGTTTGACCCGAACAACGCGAACCGCGCCATCCCCAATCCCAACAAGCCGTTCCAGATGGACGGCCAGGGCAACATCGTCCCCAACAAGGCGTACCAGAACTACGAGATCAGCAAGGCTTCAGCCGGCGCCGCGCGCACCAGCAACAACATCAGCGTCAACACTGAGAAGTCGTTCCTGAATGAGATCGCTAAGGGCGTTGGCGGCCAAGTGGATGCCTCGCTGGCCGGCGCGCGCGGCGGTCAGTCAACACTTGCCACACTGAACAATTTGGATGCCGCGCTGGGTAGCGGAAAGGTCATGGCTGGGCCTCTCACGGCCCCTGCTCAGGTGATGATGCAGATCGGCACTCAGCTTGGCTTGGGCGGCAAGAGCTCCAAAGAGACGCTCGACAACACACGTGCGGCCATGCAAGCGATGGCACAGCTTGAGCTGGACGCGGCAAGCCAGATGAAGGGCCAAGGCCAAATCACTGAAAGCGAGCGCGCAATCCTGCGCAAGGCCGCCTCCGGCGACATCAGTATGTCCATTGGTGAAATCAAGACGCTCTCCAAGGTGGCCCGCAGGACTGCAGAGAATCGCATCCGCCAGCACAACCAGAACGTCGCACCCCTGCTCAGTAACCCCAATGCTGGAGCTCTGGCACCGTTCCTCACTGTCCCACAGCCCGAGGCAGCGCAAGCGCCTGCAGGCGGTGGTGTCGTAGACTTTTCGAGCCTCAAATAATGGATGTACGTCTGCCGGATGGCACCATCATCAGCAATGTCCCGGACGGCACGACAAAGGCCGATCTGGTCACGAAACTGCAGAATAACGGGATGGCTGTGCCTGCTGATTGGCTGCAGCAAAGCGCGCCTGCTGCGCCTGCCAATCCCGTGCAGGATGCCGGACGAGCGGTCAATCGCGGCATATCCGACCTGCCACGCCAAGTCGGTCTTGCTGGCCGCTACGGCTTGGAGGGCCTAGCCAACGCAGCCCAGGTATTCACAGAACCTGTTGCCGGGCTCATGCGCATGGCTGGAATCAACACGGCACCTTTGGGGCAGGTCGCAACCAGTGCGGCCGATGCCATTGGCTTGCCCAAGCCACGCGACGAGCTAGAGCGTGTCGTGGGTGACGCAACGCGCCTTGTGGCGGGGGCAGGTGGCACTCTTGGTAGCGCCCAGCAACTGGCAAAGCTGCCCGGCATGATCGGCTCCATTGGTGGCGCTCTATCAACTGCGCCCATGGCCCAACTGTCGTCTGCTGCAGGTGGTGGTGGCTTGTCTGGCCTGTCGCGCGAAGGTGGCGGGGATGAGTTGCAGCAGGCCGCGGCCGGTCTGATCGGCGGTGTGGCTGGCGGCTTTGCCCCTGGTCTGGTGCAGGGCGCTGCGGCCGGGGTGAAGCGCGCCATGACGCCAAAGATGACGCCACAGCAACTGGATGCGCAGATCAATGTGATCTTCGAGCGCTCCGGTGGCGACTACTCGCAGATCCCTGAGCGCGCGCGCCAAGCGCTGCGTACAGAGCTGCGCAGTGCGCTGCAGGCCGGGAAAGAGGTTGATGCGGATGCGCTGCGCCGGCTGGCAGACTTCAGGGCCACAGGCCTTACCCCGACAAGGGGCATGGTGACACTCGACCCAATCCAGATCTCAAAAGAGATGAACCTATCAAAAGAGGCGGTGGCCTCTGGTAGGTCCGACCTGCAGGGATTGGCTGGTGTTTACAACGCGAACAATGCCCGCCTGATCCAGGCGATTGATGAACTTGGCGCGAGCCGTGGAGTAGACGCGCAACGGGCTGGCGAACAGATCAAATCCACGATTCTCGGGAAGCAAGCCGACCTGAGGGGCGCAGAACAAGCTGCTTGGGATGCGGCGAAGTCGTCCCCTGGCTACCGTCAGCCGATCTCGCCTAAGGTGATCAGCGACGTTAACCAGACACTTGGCGAAGAGGGGTTGATGCCCTTCATGAATCCCACAATCTCTCGATACATGGGGGCTTTCCAGCAAGGCGATCAGCCGTTCACCCCACAGGATTACCGCAACCTGCAGTCTATGCTGTCGCGCGAGATCGCCAAGGGCGGGAATGAGGGGTATGCCGCCAAAACAGCCGCACGCGTCCTGGGCGGTTCTGATGTGCAGCCAATCACCAACCCAGGAGGAATCGAATTTGGAAACTCAGTTCTCACTGGCGACATGGCGAAGCGTCTGCGAGCAATGGATGCCGCCCCTGGGTCAGCAATTGATGCTGTGAACCGTGCCCGAGGCGCCACCAGGGCAGCCTATGCATACGAGGATTCGACGCCTCTTGTGCGTGATGTAGTGTCTGGCAGCAACGCGGCAGACCCTATGAAGATTGCGCAGAAGTACGTGATCAATGGAACGCCGGATCAGGCCAAGATGCTTGCCCAAGAGATCGGGCCACAAGGCATCCCAGTTATGCGGGATGCGATCATCAGCCATCTGAAGAATGTTTCTGTCAGGAGTGCTGACAACGACACCGGCAAGTTTAGCCAGTCCGCGTTCAACATGGCCCTGAAGAAGATCGGCGACGCAAAGCTCTCTCAGTTCTTTCAGCCTGACGAAATAGAGAGCTTGAAGAGGCTTGGCCGAGTGGCAAGCTACGCACAATTCCAGCCCATAGGCTCGGCGGTTAACAACAGCAATTCTGGAGCCCTTGTTCTTGGCCGCACGCTGAGCAAGAACGCTCCCGGCATTGGCCCCATGGTGACTGCGCCTTTGCAGCGCATGAGTGTCGATATTCGAGAGCATGCCGCACAGAACGTGGCGCCCGGCCTGCTCGGTCCGGTGCAGCGCGAGCCCGTGATGCGCGGCCTGCTCAACCCAGCCATAGCCTACACGGGCGGCCTACTTGCGCCCCCGCCATGAGTCGTACAGAGCAAGCACGATCAGCGCGCCAATCCACCCGATGAAGCCCGGGCTGAAGTTGCTGTTCCTGATCATCTGATTGATGGTCTCACGCAAATTTTCCATAGTCCTATGCCCGCCTTGAGCGGGCTTTTTGTTGCAAAAGTATGGCTGGTGAATACGACCCAACAAGCGGCATGAACCCGCTGGAATTGCTCCTTGCTGGCATCGGCCAGGGCATGAACAACACAAAGTCTGGGATACAGCAGTCGCTGGGTCAACTGTCGAAGCAGGACATTCGGGATCTGCGCGAACTCGACTCGCCGCTGCTGTCTACCGGCATGGGGCGCGCGGGCTCAGTCCTGGGAAGCACGTTGAGCATGGTCCCGGCTGCTTTCATCCCTGGCGCAAACACTCTCGCCGGGGCTGGGCTCCTGGGCGCCGGGATGGGCCTCCTGCAGCCCAGCGGGTCCACTGATGAGACGTTGCGCAACGCGGCGATGTTCGGGCTGCTTGGGCCGGCCAGTCAGCTCTCCGGGCGTGCGCTTGGCGGCCTTCTCTCGATGCCGAGCAAAGCCGCCGCTTACTAGCTTGGCGATCAGCAAAAGCGCCAGGGCCACGAATGGCACGAGGAAATAAGACAGATCGGACCACACAGATGAGAACCTCCATTGAGCCAGCAGGCCCGGCACAGAGAATCATTGAGCTGAAGCTTCCGCTTCCCTACCTGCTATCGATCCTGGGCGGCATTGCCGCAATGATCGTGTCGATGCACTTCAAGGGCGAGAAAGCGGCGGAAGAGATCGTTGCTCTGCGCGGCGATATTCGCGAGTTGCGCGCAGAGCTGAAGGTGAAGGACACCACGACCAGCAGCCTGTCAGGAGCCCTCACATTGCTGCAGTTCCGCATCGACACGGCAGAGTCTGACATCCGCGTACTGAAGCAAGCCGAGCCACCGAGGAAGACCAAATGAGCGATCCCATCGTACTCATCGACGCGCTGTCGAACAGTAACGTCCAGGCATTCCTGCGCATGCTCCGCTACGGCGAGGGCACATCGTCGGATGACGGATATCAGGTGATGTTTGGCGGGGAGCGTTTCGAGGATTTCTCGGATCACCCGCGCAAGGCGATCACGAAGCGGCTGGGCGGAAGCCCGATCACCAGCACAGCGGCCGGCGCTTACCAGTTCCTTTCCCGTACCTGGGACGGACTCGTCAAGCAATACGGATTCAAGGACTTCAGCCCGAAGAATCAGGACCTTGGCGCTGTCGCCCTGATCCTGGGGCGGAAGGCGCTGGATGACGTCATGGCGGGCCGGTTTGAAGCCGCCGTGGCCAAGTGCAACCGCGAGTGGGCCAGCCTGCCTGGCAGCCCATACGGTCAGCCCGTAGTGACCATGGAGAAGGCCAAGCAGTTGTACGAAGAGTACGGCGGCACCTATGCACCGGCCATCGAGCCGCAGGCCTTTGTCTCGCAAATCCCAGAAACCCCCAAGGAGTCCAGCATGACCCCATTCGTAGCCGCTGTGCTTCCCTCGCTGATCGACCTTGTGCCGAAGCTGGGGAAGCTGTTTTCCTCTGGCTCTGAGACTGCGGAGCGCAACATCAAGGCCGCAGAGATCGTTGTATCCGCAGCAAAAGAGGCCATCGGCGCGCGCAACGAGCAGGAGCTGATGGAGATCATCAAGACTGACCCATCGGCAGCCGCGTCTGTCAAAGCCGCAATTGAGGCTAAGTGGTTCAGCCTGGAAGAGGTTGGCGGCGGTATTCAGGCCGCGCGTGAGGCGAATTCGGTGTACCTGGAGCCTGGCGCCCCTGGCTTCTGGATGAACCCCGCGTTCTGGGTGTCCATGGCCTTCCTGCTGATGCCGCTCATGATCCTGGTGGACATGCTGTTTGTGCACCCGGGAAGCTACGATGACACACTGCGCATCCAGATCGTGACCGCGATCCTGGCACTCCTGGGCATCGTGGGCGCCTACTGGCTGGGCACCAGTTTCTCTTCTCAGCGCAAGTCTGAACCGAAGACGCCAGGTGTCGTTTAA